ATGGCTTACAGGTATTACAGCACCCTCCGCCCGCTGATGGTGGGCGGCATCCCGTTCCCGAAACAACCCGGAGAGAGCATTACCACAATCGTCAACTTCGAGGAGGGCCGGACGTACTGCAAGGACATCGACCGGCCCGCGTGGGGTTACATCGAGTACACGGCCCCGCTTGACCAGCAGCAGGTCTCTGATTACGAGCTTGTGCAGGCTCCGCAGGAGGCCGACCATGAGTGAAGTGAAAATCAAAGAGCTGGACAAGAGCCTCATTCATCAGGCGAACAGCAACAGCATGAGCGGCAAGCGCGGCGACATTTCGGCACACGAGTACGAGGTATACTGCCAGAAAGTTATGAGCTGGAACATCCCGGACAGCCGCAAGCAGAAAATCGTGGACCAGATTTATGCCAAGTGGAGCGAGCAGCTCCGGCACGAGGCAGCCCATGTGAGCGTCGCCGTCGCAGGACCGGCGCGGTACAACGCAAAGAAGCTGGACCACAGCGACACCATTCTCCGCCTTTCCTCTGAGTTCGTGGAGTGGTTCAACGGCCTGCAGGAGCAAGTCTGGCAGGGCCGCATCGAGGACAAGGACGCAAAGGAGATTGCGCGACTGGTCGATGACATCAAATTCTGCATCGAGCGGCCGACGCTTAATCCTACCGAGAGCCTGTGCGAGCTCGCCAACAAGGACCCGGAGCTCTTCATGGAGTATTACGAGAAGCTCCATGAAAAGTACCGCTGGCGCAAGAACAGCGTCATCGCCAAGCTCTACGCGGCCGGGAAAGAGGGCAAACTCGCAAAGCTGAACCGGCAGAAGTTTTTCGAGGACGAGAATCTCGTCGCCTACACGATGGGCGACCGGGCGTACATCAAGTTCGTTATGAAGCCCCGGCAGCAGCTTATTGTGGCACTCAAGAGCCGGAAATGGTGGTGGAACAGTAACGAGGAGGCGTGGAGCACATACCTCAACAAGCTGGACAAAGAGTGGGTGCAGAGCATCAGCACCCGGTACGCTGATTATGTTTGAGGAGGACGTCATGAAGCGACTTATGATTATCGGCCTGTGGCCGGACGACGCGGTCAATTATTGCACCGAGAAATGCGACTGCCGCAGGTACGCATTCGACCGGATACTTTACCACAGGGGAGGACGAGCTGCCCGCGAGCGCATCTGCATCCCGGTAGTGGACAGGAGCGGAGCGGTAACGACGTACCTCGACCTGCCCGTAACGCTCCTTGAGGCGGGCGTCGTTTATCTCCGCCTCGACGACGGCAGCGACATTTTTTTGAGTAACACACAGATGGCGTTAATTGCCAACGAAGTCGAGAGGCAGCGCGCAGAGTGCGCAGGAACCGGCCTCAAGACGCTCGGGAAATGGTTTGAGAGCGGCCTCCCGACCGCAGAGGACTATCTCGAACCGGGCGACAAGGTAGACGAGGACCTGATTGGCTACTTTCTTGACGTCTTACCGCCACGCACAAACCGCGCAGGCCTGTTGCAGGTGGGCGGAGAAATCAGCACCGCAAAGGATGTCAACGGACGCTGGCAGCCGACCTACCTTACGTTCAAGCGACAGGGCGGCACATGGCGGTACGCAGGACGGTGTTTTGAGGGCTCTGCGGAGCCAGTTCAGAAGTACCAGTCCTCGCTAGAGAGGATGATGCTTACACGCTGTAAGCTACTGGGAGTTGTAGCGCAGGAGGTTGAAGCCTGATGGACTACAAGGACAAAATCCGAAAGCTCCTCGCCCTCGCAAAGAGCCCGGAACCGGAGGAGGCGAAGTTCGCCCTGCTCAAGGCCCGCAAGCTCATGGCGGAGCACAAGCTCAGCGAGCGGGACCTCGAGGAACGGAACACTACGGTCATAAAACGGGCCATCCGCGAGACGTTTTCCAAGAAAGCAAACTCGTGGATGGACCCGCTCTCAATCGTTATTGGAGAAAACTACTGCTGCTCGGCGTTTCGATGCAAAATTAGCGCAAAAACAACCGTTTGGCACGTTGGATTCATCGGCTTGGAGGGCGATATTGAAATCTGCGTAAAGATATTCCGGTATGCGGTCCGGTGCATTAAATCGGAGCAGAAGAAGCTCCGCAAACAGCACCGGGACTATTACACACCGCAGGAAATTGCAAAAATCTGTGATTCCTACGGCTATGGGTTCGCCAGAGGCGTATACGAGGCGTTCACAAGACAGAATGAGGAAAATCAAGAATACGGCCTTGTGCTGAAAGTTCCGAAAGAAGTTAAAGACGAGCTCGAAAAGATTGGACCGCCGAAAGAGTTCAAAAAGACGCCCCAGCCAAAGACTGTTGGAGAGCTCGACGCAGCATGGCGCGGCATAGAGGACGGCAGGAAATTCGACCCGTCAAACAAGCTGGAAGAAAAGAAACAGGAGGCATAACCAACATGGCAAGTACGAAGTTTGAAGTCTCGATGGAAATTTTCAAGTTTCAGGGAGAACCGGATGTGAGCGTCACGCTGACCGGCAAGAGCCCCACAGAGCTCGAGACCGCACTCAAAACGCTCGAGACCATCGCCAAGACCACGACGCTGTACGACGGCAACAGCGCACCGGAGGCGGAAAAGAACGTCCCCAACGAGCCGCAGCAGGCGGCCCCGGTAGTTTCCTCGGCTTATAAGAAAGCCCCCCCCGAGAAGCCGGTAAGCTGGCTTACGCCCGTCGGCGCAAAGGGGCTCATGCTCCTGCGCTGCCCGAAATGCAAGAGCGAGTTTGTACAGTTCTTGCGCGAACCGCAAACGACCAACGAGTGCCGGAAGTGCGGCGCGAAAATCCCGCTGGACGCGCTGGCACGGTTCGAGTTCACCTGCCCGGCCTGCAAGAAAGTGAGCTACGGCCGGACGAACATCGAGGATGCAGAAATCACAAACCAGAAATTCTCCTGCGTCTGCGGCCGGAGCATACCGAAGCTCACGTGGAACCCGGCCAAGCGTTGCTATACGGCGTAAGGAGGGCTGGATGATGAAAGCACTGACCCACAACATCCAGCAGGAGCGCGAGGACCAGCGCGACCGCTCCGCCCAGCTCTTTATGTGGTGCATCGTCGTCTCCATGCACCAAGACGACGGTATTGGCGCATCACGCCTCCTGCGGGCGTGTAACGAGATGGACGCTTTTGAGAAAAAATACCAGACGGCCATCCTATACGGCAGCAGCAAGAACGCAACGGACGCCATGAGGGAGAACCTCAAAGGCATCTGTGATTTTGAGGTCCGGCTGCCGGTTGACCGAGCTCCGAGAGGACGCCGGGAGGAGCAGCTCCGCATGGCAAGCAATCAGGGCGCAGAAATCGCGTGGCTTGTTATGGCGGCCACCTGTCACGAGACGTTCGGCTACGGGAGAGACCGGCTGGCGCGCCTCAAGCAGAACTCCATGAACAACTACAAGCAGTACCTCGAGTGGGAAAAAGAGGATAAGGACCTCGCCCTCGACCGTCTGCGCAGATGCGTACAGGACGCCCTCAAAGAGGACCTCCGCGTCACTGACACCGACGACCGCAAGGGGATGCTTTCGACCCCGGGCAGAGGCCCCAGCGTATACGAGACGGCCGCTGTCTACTCGGAGATATTCAGGAGGGCCAGAGCAGCCCGGGCAGTGGCTCCGCTCGCGGTATACAGCGCAGCGAAGTACGACGAAACCATGACGGCCGCCCGGAAACGGGCCAGCGTTATGCTCAGCTTATGACTATCTGCCCGAAAGAGTGCCCGGACAGACACCCGGGATGCCACGACCATTGCGAACGGTATGCGGAGAACAAGGCGGCATACCAGAAGATGAAGCAGGAGTACGACGGGAGCGTCCGAAACCCCTACTGCCGTAGGTGGACGCACCGGGCCATCGTGCGCAGTTTCAAGAAGAAATTCAGGTAAAGGAGTGGTGACTATGTACGAGGTTCTTTTAGAGCTTGACGACCTGCTGGAAACCTTAACTTACTGGCTTTCCTTTGCGGCCGTCGCCTTGTCAGTAATAGTTGTTGCGGCCTATGTGTGGCACAAGGCCGCCGAGCAGAAAGCAACCCGGGTGGAGCCCCGGAAAAGAAAGGACGGAATGACATGAAACAGAGCGAAAAGCTCATGCAGCTCCTCGAGCTCATGCAGGCAAACCCGGAGCTCCCGGTCATCCCCTGCGTAGATGGGGATGTGGTCGGCGGCGACGAGTATTACTGCTGGCTTGGCTCATGGGGAGAGAGCGCGGTTCAGGAGTTCATCATCGGCAAAGAAAGAACCTACTACCGGGAGGATGACATTTGCGAGATGAACGACGTTCTCTATGAACGCTATGACCCGGAGCTGGTGGACAACATGACGGATGAGGAGACGCGGGCAGCATACAACGCGCTCCCGTGGAAGAAAGCCATCTTCGTCGATGTCCACCAATACGAGGAGGAACCGGATGCCGAGGTATGATGTGTTCCTTGAGGGCAGGACAGAGAGCTCCACCTGCTACTTCGGCGTCGCAGTCATGGCAGACGACCAAAAAGAGGCAGAGTACCTCGGACACGAAGCAGGGCGGAAGAAACACCGCGAGTGTGACGAAATCGAAGTCGTCAGCGTAAGACTAAGACAGGCAGGAAAGCGGAGGCTCTGCCAGTGTGTTCCACTCAAAGAACGTGCTCTAAATCTTGTAAAGGAGGCTATCACGAATGGCAGAAAAAAGGCTCATTGACGCCAACGAACTGGAAGAAAAGGCCATCTACATCACCGGGCCGAAGGGCTCTGCGTGTCACGCGGTTCCACTCGGGCTGATTCAGGCAGCCCCGACCATCGACCCGGAAACGCTGCGACCAACGGCGCACATCATCCGTGGATATGTACCAGAAACCAAAGACGGTGTGTTCTGCGATGGCTGCAATCATTGCCTTGGCTGGGAGTACGGTGCTCACGTTATCGGGTATTTCAAGTATTGCCCCTATTGCGGGGACAGACTTGAGGACGGAACGGAGGAAGAAACGTGAAAGTTTTAATTGCCTGCGAGGAATCGCAGGAAGTTTGTAAGGCATTTCGGTCTTTAGGGCATGAGGCTTACTCCTGCGATGTGCAGGAACCGTCCGGAGGCCACCCGGAATGGCATATCCTCGGAGACGCCGTACCGGCTCTGCGGGGGGGCAAATCGTCACAATGGACGACAAAGCGCATTACATTGATGCGTGGGACTTGCTCATTGCGCACCCGCCATGCACATATCTTTCAAACGCCGGAGCACGACATCTGTGGAAAGGCCACCAGCTACAAGAGGACCGCGTAATGAAAGGAATTTTAGGACGCGACCTGTTTATGAGATTCTGGTGGGCGGACGTCCCGAGAATATGCGTTGAGAATCCGGTGCCGAGCAGGGTATTTTGTCTCCCAGAGTACACGCAGATTATTCAGCCGTACCAGTTTGGACACCCATACAGCAAGAAAACCTGTCTATGGTTGAAAAATCTTGACCCGGTCGCGCCGACGAACATTGTTGAGCCGATTGCAACGTGGTGCCCATCTGGCTCTTATTCCCACAAACATGATGAAAAAAACAAGGGGATGTTTACGAGAGACAGAGCGCGAAATCGCGCAAAGACATTCCCGGGAGTCGCTCGAGCATTTGCAGAGCAATTTGGAGGACAGTTATGAAACCGATTAACGCAGAGGAAACCGTCCGCGTATTCAATGGCTGGCTCGAGGAGGCAGACGGCCTCGCAGAGCGGGAGGCCATTGAGCGCTGCATCGACCACATTCAGGACGCCCCAGCAGTCAGTCAGCAGGAGCTCCGCAGCTATATGCTGCCGTGGTTCAGCCCGTTCGCGGCTCCGTGGTGCGGGAAGATTCAGCGCGCTTTCCCGAAAGCCTACGTCACCATGAACTTCGAGCTGATTCTCGTCCCGAGGACGAACACATACATCAACCTCAACCACTGCAGCACCCCGGACGAGTTCAAGGCGGAGGTCATCGAGGGTGTATCGCGGTTTGCGTTCAAGGCGTTCACAAAGCCGCTGTGCAAGGAGCATCTCGACGGCATCAACAAGCTGCTCGACACCAAATTCACGCCGGAGGACATGGAGTACATCTACACCAACCTCGGCAACGGCATCAACCACGAGCTGTGCATGAAGTTTGTCAAGAGCGGGTATGACCTCAAAGTAATCGAGGAAAGCGTATGAACTGCCAATTTTGCGAAGATTACGAGTGGAGCAAGAAGCACAGGCCAAAGACCGGCAGAGAGTTATACACAAAGTATTACGTCTGCCTTTATGAGAGAACCCTCAGAAAGGGCTGCGGGCTTACCTCAACCTACACTCACAAAAGACGGCCGCTGAACTTCTGCCCGGAGTGCGGCCGCCAGTTGAAGAAAACAAAAAAGGAGGACGAAACGTGAATGGAGTCATTCGGGGCCGATGCCCGAGGTGTGGCGGGAAAATTATTTATTCGGAATTTTACCAGAACGCACGGGACTACACAATCCGAAAAGACGGAAAAGTTCCGAAACGCTATGTATCCAGAAGCGGAGAACTAAGCGAGAGCGTAGCGGCCTGTGAAAACGGTTGCGGCGCATACTGGGAAGATGAAGATTTTTCCATCGGGCAAGACGGGATGTTCTACGACAATAAATACACGGAGGATGGGCAGG